TCCAATGTGGATACAAAGAGCTATTGAAAGATATGATTTTAAAGAAAATGAAGATTATAATACTATTGTTACGGATACCAAAAGTGGTAAGCGTGATTTTATAGTTTCAATTGATATGGCTAAAGAATTATGTTTAGTTTCAAATACACTAAAAGGTAAAGAAACTAGAAAATATTTTATTGAAGTAGAAAAACAAAATTCTTTTCAAGTTCCACAAAATTTTCACGAAGCTTTACTTTTAGCAGCAGATTTGGAAAAACAAAATCAAACTTTACTTATAGAAAATAAAAAACAATCTCAATTTATTACAAATGTAGTACACAATAACAATACTTACACAGCTACACAAGTAGCAAAAGATTTAAATATATCGGCAAAATTATTTAATAAAATATTAGTTGAAGCAGGTGTTATATTTTTTAACAATGGAACTTATGCACTTGTAAGCAGGTATCAAAACCACGGATTAACAGAATTAAAAGAAAGTGAACCAAATAGAGATAATAAAACATATTTATCTTTAAGATGGACCTCAAAAGGTAAGAACTGGATTAAAAACAATTTTGAAAAAGCATTACACAAATGTAGTGAACAAAGTTTTAATGATTACAATATGCAAATATTATCAAATTTACCATCAATTCCAAACAGCAGAATAAAAAGGTTTTAAGATGATAGTATTTTTTTATATAGGTTTATATTTTCTCTTTGAAATAATCTACTTTACACAAAAAGAACAAACATTAATAGGAATAACAATAGATAATTATAAAAGTAGTTACACATCATTAGATAAATTATTTGTAATATTTATATTTATGTGTATGTGTATTTTGATTCCTATTTTGTGTATATTAACTTTTATAGATTGGCTAAAAGAATAAATGAGTAAAAACATTACTGTAGACTTCAAGCATCTACCAAAGCTTACAAACAACGCATATATACCACTATATATGAATACTGATAGATACTTAGTATTATATGGTGGTGCTGGAAGTGGAAAAAGTGTATTTGTAGGTCAAAAAATAGTTTATCGAATGTTAACGGAAAAAAATCATAAGTTTTTGGTAGTTAGAAAAGTTGAAGTAATTATAAGAGAAAGTGCAAGAGCTGAAATAATAGGAGCTATTGAGTCTATGGGGTTACAAACTCTTTTTAGGTACACAACAGCACCAACAGGAGAAATGACTATTTCTTGTGTAAATGGGAATAAGATACTATTTAGAGGTTTAGATAATAAAGAAAAATTAAAGTCGATAAAAGACATCACGGGTGTATGGATGGAAGAAGCATCAGATTTTACACTTGATGATTTTACACAACTTGACTTAAGACTAAGAGGAAGTCACTTAATAAACTATAAACAAGTGATATTAAGTTTTAATCCCATATCTTCTAAACACTGGTTAAAAAAGAGATTTTTTGATAATGTAGATCCATCGGCAACAGTTACACACACCACATATTTAGATAATAAATATTTAGATGATGTGTACATTGGCGTACTTGAAAGTTTAAAGAAAACAAACTATGAATATTATCAGGTTTACGCATTAGGTAAGTGGGGAGTTTTAAAAGGCTTAATATACACAAAATATACACTAGTTGATGATTTACCAAGTGATGCAGAAATACACAGATATGGTATTGATTTTGGATACAACCACCCTACAGCAGTAAGTGAAGTAAAAATAATAGGAAATAATCTATATATTAAACAATTACTATGCGAAAGCCACTTGACAAACAGCGAACTAATTAGAAAACTTAAATCAAAGTATCCTTACCTACAAGATTTGAGAGGTTATCTAGATAGCGCAGAACCAGCAAGAATAGCAGATTTTGAAGATGCAGGATTCAATGTAAAAGGTGCTTTGAAAATGGTAACCGCTGGAATAGATAAAATAAAATCAATGAATGTATTTATAACTAAAGATTCAAAAGATTTAATAAACGAAATGGATACTTATAGTTGGAAATTAGATAAAAACGGAGAGCCACTGGACGAGCCAGTTAAAGAAATAGATGATATGGTAGATTCTTTTAGATATGCAGTATTCATTGAAAATATTACACCAAGTATTGTGGATATAATAAAAAAACCATCTTTGTTGAGATGACTATTGACTTATTCTCAAAAACTTGTTATAATTCAAAACAAATTAAAACAAAAAGGGAAAACATGGAAAAGATTATCATAGATGAAAATTATGAGGGTGTGTATAAGTGCGATTGGTATTTTAAAATCGATGTGGATATTAACTTTCCAAATGCACATGTAGAAGTAACAATACCTTTATGCAGTAGCAAGTCAATCATTGGTAAGTCGATTGAAGCTGGTGAGTGGATTAAAGCTGGTAAGTCGATTAAAGCTGGTAAGTCGATTGAAGCTGGTAAGTCGATTGAAGCTGGTGAGTCGATTGAAGCTGGTGAGTGGATTGAAGCTGGTGAGTGGATTAAAGCTGGTAAGTGGATTGAAGCTGGTGAGTGGATTAAAGCTGGTAAGTGGATTGAAGCTGGTGAGTGGATTAAAGCTGGTAAGTCGATTAAAGCTGGTAAGTCGATTGAAGCTGGTAAGTCGATTGAAGCTGGTAAGTCGATTGAAGCTGGTGAGTGGATATCTTTATTTGGTGAAAAAACTAAAAAATACGCATTAATTACAATAAGTACGTATCAAGTAATATTAACTACAAATTTTATAAAAATAGGTTGTCAACTTCATAAAATAGAACAATGGGAAAATTTCAATGATGAAGAAATTAAAAGAATGGAAGGTGGCAAAGCTTTGAACTGGTGGAATATATGGAAAGATTTTATTTTATCTACACATAAAAACTTACCGGATGTTTATAGAGTAGATAATGAGTAAAGAAAATATTTATTGTGTAAAATGTAGATTTTTACACAATGAAAAATGTTTTAACGTAACATCAGATTTTTATGATAAACATTTTGAAGATGAAAATATAAAATTTGATGAGTGTAAGCATAAGTTTAGTGTAATATCAAGTGAAAATGATAAAAACCAAGATGAAGATACAGGAGAGTTACTATGATACCAATTAAGACAAAGTGTATTTTGGCTTTTTGTCATGCACAACTTATTGAAGCGGAAAGACAAGATGCAGAAAATAAAGGTTTTGAGATTATAAAAGATTTGGAACAAAAACAAATAATCAAAAAAGCAAGTGAAGAGATAATAAGATATTGTAAAAAAGTTGGAGCAGTAAAAGAAATATTTGAAAGTTACTACAAAGCAAATAGAAAACTATATGCGGTTTATTTTGCACACTATGAACAAACTATTTTTACTTATAAAAAATATATAGTAGCAAATAATATAGATGCAATTCCTGTTGTTTATGTATTCTATATGATGACTGAACTACAAAAGTTAAGAATGACAGCTATTGATATTGATTTTACCACACTACTTGAAATAATTGAAAAGTGTGATTATCTTCAAGGAGAATTTAAAGAAAGTAGATTTGCAAATGGTCCTATGATTAGAGATAGAACAATAATTAATACTTACAGTAAATGTGTATTTGAAACAATAAAAGAAGTTTTAAGTTCAAATATTGTTAAAGAAATAAGAAAAATAAAGAAAGCTAGAAAAAAATAAACTTTTTAGCTATAATCACTCATAAATAACATAAAAGGTACTTTATGAGTGATACTCCAAATAATAAAATACAAAAACTTCAAAATGTACACAGCTACACAAAATTAAGTAAAGATTTTTACATAGGTGCGATTCGTGTACTTACACAAACTTATATTCCTAAATGGAAGGGTGAGGATGAAGCCTATGATATAAGATTAGCAACTACTAAATTTGTAAATCTATACAGTCCTATTATTGATAGTATAGTAGGTATGGTGACAAAGAAAAAACCTACAATAAAAAGCTATGATTCAATTAATTTAGAAGATATAGACCTTAAAAACAATTCTATTTACGCATTCATAAAATCAACAATTAAACAATCTTTAATTCAGGGTTTAGTCTTTACAGCAGTTGAAACAGATACGGGAAAAAACAGAAGCTACGCAAAAAATTATAAATACGACCAGTTATGCAGCTATAAAATAAAAAACAATGTACTTACACAAATAGTTTTTAAAGAAACAATAGAAGTTGAAGTCGGAAAATTTGGAGCAAAAGAACAATATAGATACACAGTATTTAGTGTTGGAGGTGGTTCGATTTGGTATTCAGATTCGGAAAATGAAGTATTAACAGAAAAAGGAACTTGGGAAAATAGCTTAAAAGAGATTCCAATAATCGCAACAATAACGGGTAAAGAATTAAGTGAATATGAGGTTATACCTAAATTTTATGATATTGCATTGATGAATAAAGTTCACGTAAACATGAATTCTAATTTAGCTAATATTTTGAATGTAGTATCGAATCCCGTTGCAATGTTCTTTGGAGAATTAAAAGAAGGTATTTTAACAATAGGTGTTAAAGATGCTTTGGTATTTAAAGATAAGAAAACGGAAGGTGCTGAATATTTAGAAGCTAAAGGCTATGGAATTGCAAAAATTCAAGGTGATATAAAAGAAACCGAGCTACAAATTGATAAATTAACTTTTAACATGCTAGTAAGTGATGATTCAAAAACAACAATTGATGCGAAACAGAACCAAAGTAAAAATACTTCATTTTTAAATGATGTCGCTTTAGAAGTAGAAAGTAATTTTATTAAAATTTTAAATTGGATGCTAGAACTGGAAAACAAACAAATTCCAAGCGACGCAACTTTTGAAATGAATAAGGATTTTGATTTAGTATTAATGGATATTGAAACGGCTTATAAGCTACGAATGGCAAATGAAATATCAAGAGAAACTTTTTATTATGTTTGGAAAAATGGAAAGCTACCTAAAGACTTTACAATTGAAAGTGAAAATCAAAAAATAGAAAGAGATACGATCTAAATGATTTATGAACTAGAAGATTTAATCACTTATGAAATGATGACAGAGCAACAGGATTATGAAGATAATAGTTTTGATGAATATGTTTCAATATTAGCATTAATAGTAAGTATGATAAATGATAATAGATCGATTTCAAAAATTAAAAAAGAAATTAGTACAGCAAATATAAACAAAGATTTAGAATCTAATTTAAATAAACGTGCAAATGAACAATATCAAGATATTACAGATGAAAAAACAAAATTAAATTTTAATGAAATTACATTATTTGGATACACATTTAAAGAGCTAATAGCACAAAGAAAACAAACTACACAAAAAAGTTTAATAAACTTTATGGTTCAGGTTTCAGATTTAGCAAAGGAAGAGCCTAAAGCTATTACAGCACTTAAAAATGTAACATTAGAAAAGTATAAAAATTCAATTGATAACTTCTATCAAACGCAATTAAAAGATGTTAGAGAAGTAGCTTATAAAAAAAATGATAGTAAAATGATGACAGAGGTTAAAGGTTGGATTAGTATTGCAATACTTGATAATGCTACAAGTGCAATATGTGCAAGCTTACACAATCAATTTTACGAAAAAGGAGATTTATACCAAACTAGAAGCGATTTACCTTATCAGATACCTAGACACCCACATTGTAGAAGTATGTTTATAACAGTATTTAAAAGTAAGTCAATCAGATACTACAAGGAACAAACCGTAGAGAAATTTTTAAATAAAAACCCAAATAAAGCAAAAGCAATTATGGGTATAGAGAAATTTAGGTTATTTCAGGAGAAAAAAATAAAATTTGTAAACTTTGTAGATCTAAAGAAAAAAAGATTTTACACGAATGCAGAAATAAGAAAAAGATTAAATATTAAATAAAATTATATGGAGTTATAAAAATGAATGAATTATTAGAATTATTAAGTTTAATTGACGAAGCAAAAAAAACACAAGCACAAAAGCTAGTTGATGCAGTTAAATTAAAAATTGATGGATTGGACCTAAAAATAAATGAGCAGGAAAGATTAAAAATTGATGCAATAAAAACAAGAGATGAAATAAAAGGTAAATTAAAAGATATTAGTATAAAGCTAGGTGTTGATGCTGATAATGTTGTTGATGCAATTGAAACAATTAAAAGTAAAAAAGGTGTAGATAAAACAGAAGCTTTAGAAATAGCAGAAAAAGAAAAAGAAAATCTAAAATTAGAAATTACACAACTTACACAACAATTACAAGAAGTAGAAACAAAATCTACACAAGAGCTACTAAGTTTAAATTTAAAAAGTGAAGTTGCAATTAGTTTACCAAAGCACAATGCTAAAAAAAATGCATATAATTATATTATTACAGAAGTTCAAAAAAAAGCACAATATGAAAATGGAAAAACAATCTTTAAAAATGAAGATGGAACTACATTGAGAATTGATGGAAGAGATGCAACAGCGGATGATATAATTAAACAGATGTTTGAAACAGAAAAAACAAGTAATGAAAGTATGTTTTTTGATATTGCAGTTCAACAATCAGGCGCTAGCAATAATCAAAGTGGCAAGATAGTAGAGGATTTAATATTAGATTAAATATAATAACGCATAATTTGATGGATTTCAAAATATGTGTTAGTGGATACAAACATAAAAAATAAATAAGGAAAAAATATGACAATTAAAGACGTTATTTTAAATAACAACTGGAAAGCTACAACAGTTAAAAAATCAACCTCACTTAATGCAATGTTATCAAGTGGAATTATTGCAACAACAGGAGAAGAAGTAACTGATTTATTGGGTGCTATTAATGAGCAAAATGTACAATCAGTAATTAAAACTGCGTTAGTCGATTATCAATGGGCAGAGGGTAACCTAGGTGATGCAAGTGCAACAAATGCAACAGCTATATCACCAGACTTTACAGAAGTAGATGTTAAAACATTTTATGTGAATCAATGGTGGAATGTAAAAGCAATTCAATCAGATTTATTAAAATCAACAACACCAAAAGCAACTATTAACGAGTTTATCGGTAGATTTTGGGCTGAAACATATAATAAAATTATTGGTGCAACAATTACGGGTATGGCTGATATTGCAGAAATTATCCAAGGAGATGGACTAGCTACATTTACGTCAAATTTGGTGATTGATACAATGTTACTTAAAGGTGACATGGGGATGAAAGGCCTTGAAACAATGCAAATGAATGCTAAGACATTTGTAGCGTGTAAGAAAAAAGAACCTACAATGTTTACACAAACATTCGGAAATTCAATCATGCAAGTAGTAGGTGGAGTTGAAACAATTGTAAGAGGTGAGCCTACAGGTTGGGTTTATGATGGATATGTAAAGGTAGTTATTGATGATGTTATGCCAGATGGTAAGATTGCGTTTATCAATAAAGGTGCTTTTGCATGGGGTGAAAAGGAAAATATTGAAAATCCTTTAATGTATAACAATGACCCTAAAGCTGGTAACGGTGCCGGAAGTGAAGATTTTGGAACTAAAAAGCTATTTATTTTACACCCAAGAGGTTTTAAGTTTATTGGTGTATTAGCAACTGGGTACGCAAGCAAATCAGGATTAACACTAGCGGAGTTACAAACTGGCGGATTATATGATTTAGCAGTTGATGTTAAACTAAGTCCAATTACTATTTTATGGATTTCAATCGCATAGATATATTTAGCCCTTTAAAAAGGGCTAATAAACAAAAAAGGAAAAATTATGAGCAAAGCAGTAGAAATATTACTAGTATCGGCAGGTGCATTATTAGCTTCGAATTCAAATAATGATTTATTAAAAAATGCAATTGCAAATTTAGAAATAGCAGAAGAGCCTACTGGTAATAGTGTTGAGTATAAAGAATTAAAAAAAGTTATAGAAGATATTGAAAATGGTGTAGTTGAAAAAGAAGAAAAAACTACAATGACTAACGCACAATTAATGAAAGATGTTAAGATGATCGGTAGTAAATGGTATTGTAAAAAAGATAATTATAAAAAAGGTTTTGCAACAGCCAAAGAGTGCGGAACACACTTTAATAATAAAGGGTAATAAATGATTTTTGTACCATACACACAAGAAGATATAGAAATAGCAAACTCTTACTTAGCGGTTGCGGAAGCAATTGAAATAATAAGCGGTCAAAATGGTGGAAGTGATTTTTTAGATTTAGGAGTAGAAATACAAGAAATTTTATTAATTCAATCAACATTGGCAGTTGATAGCGCTATTCCTTATCAGGGTACAAGAACAATAGCTACACAAACATTAAGATTCCCAGTTGATGAAAGTTTTGTTATTCCAAGAGGTATTAAATTTGCAACAGCAATATTAGCGCTTAAAATATCAAATGATGATGCGTTTAAGAACATCAAAAGAGAAAAAATATCAAAGCATGAAACTGAATATTTTGAAGCTTTAGAAGTTGAAAAAGATATTTTGGTATTTTTAAAACCTTTTAGACAAACAACAATTAAATTAGCAGGTATTCAATATGAATAAAAGATTAATTTTAAAATATGGAAGTTCAATATTATTAGATAATGTAAAAACAAAAGCTTATTTTGATAGTGTAAAAAAAACATATTATATAAAACAAATAAAAGATTACACAAGTTTTGACGTTGAGGTTTTACACACATTTAAAAATGTTACACTAGAAAGTATTTTTAAAATTAACAATTTGGATTATATAGTTTTTGAAACATATCCAGTTTACACTACAGGCAAAATATCTTATATTGAAACAGTTGTCATTAAAGATGATTTTGAGCATATACTAAGCATTACTAATCAGTCCTTAGGTAATTGTAGCTTACCCTCTTTGATAGGTCCTGGCTTAGATGATATAAAAGCAAGAATTAAAACTATTAATCCAAACAGATACACAACTATTGCACTTCAAGGTGGAAAAGTAGCTACTCATGAGATAATTATAAGATTTATTGAAGATATTAACATAGATTCTTTGATTGTAGATACTTTGGGTAACAAAAAATATGAAATATTAAATATTGAAAATATAAATGAAAAAAATGTATTTTTAATATTAAATTGCATTGAAGTATTATGATTAAATTTGATTCTAGTAAATTTATAAATCAAGCCTTGAAAGAAATAGGAGATGTTCTTGTAGATGATGCAAAAGAAAATATGAATAAAATATCATTTGGTCGGACTTATGTTATAGGTGGTAGGATTCATATTGCATCAAAAGCAGGAGAAAGTCCTAATAATTTAAGCGGAAAGCTAAAAGATAGTATTAGATATGAAATTCAAAAAGATGTGTTAGAATTTGGAGCAGGAAACGAAAGAATCAATTATGCTAAATATCTTGAAAAAGGTACAGAGCACATCTCACAAAGACCAAATTACACAAAAGTAATATTAAAAAACAGAAAAAATATAGAAAGAAAACTTGAAGATGCAATAATTAAAAGCCTAAAGGTGGTAGATTAGATGACAAATGAAATTAATAACACAATAAAAGTAAATATTTCGAACCTTACAGAATTATTTAATATTGATACACAAGTGGTTCAGGCTATGACTATTAATAACACAATTAATATTAATGAATTAAATGGTACTCATGTGATTAGTGGAGCAATTGACAATGGTGTATGTAGTTCATCATGTATTAACAATTTACACAATTTTATAGATGGTATTGCTATAACTGATAATTTTTTAGGAAATGTAGCAGATTACCAAAATGTAAAACTAAACAATGTAAATATAGCTAATATGATTGAAAGAGAATCCGCATTAATTGCTATTAATGATAAAAAAAGCGGTAATTCTATTGTTACATTTTGGAAAGCAACACAAAATACACAAGATGGATTCAAAGGTTCAATCAGCAATGATAATACTGTAAAGCTTCAAAATTCATTTGGTTTATTTTTTAAAATAGCTATTCAAGATAGGGAACTTTTGGGAGATTGTTATTTTTTTGATAAGATTTTTGCAAACATATTGAGTGATTATAAAAATAAAGACAATACACTAATAAGATTTGATAATATTGTAAATAGATTTTACACGGATAGATCTTATGTTGTGGAAATGTCATTTTCATTTTTAGAAGAAATGAGAATAAACGAGTCGGTGTTGAATAGGCTTAAAAACTTTGAAGCATCAATTAATACAATAAATACGGAGGTATGAGTATGAGTGGAGATTTACAAGCACCAATTATAAGCTGGCAGGTAAAGAGTGGCGATGTAGATATAGGATTCGCAGAACAAAGGATTTTATTAATTGCACAAGGAAATGGAACAGCAACACCTAAAGAAGTTTTAGAAGATGTTTTACCAACAGAAGCAGAAACATTATTAGGTTTAGGTTCTATGGCTTATAGAGCATACCAAAGAATTAAAAAATATAATAAAGCAAATGAAATTGATGTAATTACATTGGCTGAACCAGTTGGAGGTGCTAAAGCACAAGGTGGTATTAGTGTAACTGGAACTGCAACGGAAAATAAAACAATGTTTTTCAAAATTGGAGATGATGAATTTGAGTTCGCAATTACTGTATTAAAAACAGAAACAGCAGCACAAATAACTACTAAGTTAATAGCAGCTATTAATGATTTAGATTGTCCTTTTACTGCTTCAATTGATGGAGTAGATCCCGGCTTAGTTTTGATTGATTTTGAATTTGTTGGTGATATGGGTAATAAGCTTATTGCTAAGAAGAAAAATAAAAAAGATAGAGTATTAGGGTTAACTTTTTCATTTGTAGAGTTTACAGGTGGAGCAGGTGCTTATGATAGTACTAATATATTTGATGGAATTACAAAGAGATACCAAACTATTTTATTTGATGAATGTGCTAGTTTTGATGATGTTGAAGAATGGCTAGAATCAAGAGTTAACATGTCAAATACTATTAAAGGTGGTTCTGGATTTATTTTTAAGAATGGGGATTATGCAACATTAAAAGCTTTTGCAAATTCTAAAAATTCTAAGACAATGACGGTATTTGGAAATGTAGACAAAATGAAATTTAACGCTATTCCAATTTTAGCAGCTGCAGAGTTTGGAGCAAAAAGAGCATTAAGATTAACAGATGGTGCAGTTTTAGGAGATTTAGTTGTAGATGCAGTTGAAGCTTACGGGGGGATAAATAAATCATCTTTACCATATCATAATACACCAATGGGTTATGATGAGCCATTAGCAGAAATGATTATCGAAGAAGTACAAGATTTAAATGATGTTGGATTATCATTATTTGTGCCAGCGACTATTGGTGTGGTATTAGGAAGTGTAGTTGCACTTTACAAAGTAGATAACACAGGAATTGAAGATGCAAATTTTAAGTATGTAAATGCAGTTGACACGGCTTTAGCAGTTCAAGAATATTTGTTTTCTAATTCTCAAAAAGAGTTCGGACAAACAAGAGCAACAAATGGTGATTTAGTTTCGGGTGTATCAATGACTAATACGTTAAGTGTAAGTTCATTTATTGCAGGACTTTATAGTGATATGGTGGATATGGCTTTGGTTCAAGGTGGTTCGGAAGCTACAAAAGCATTTAAGAAAAACTTAGTTGTGACTTTAGATGCACAAAGCGGATTTTATTCAGTATATGCGCCCGTTGCTATTGTTTCACAGTTTAGAGGATTAAACGGTGTAGTAGCTATTAGCTACAAATTTAATTAAGATAAGGGGTTAATATGGCTTTAATAGTTGATGCAAATACAGTACTTGTTAATGGAGTACCTATTGCAATTACAGGCAAATTGAAATATAAAAGAGGAAAGCCTAAGGTTGATGTAAAAACAGCGACAATAGGTCAAGAGGTTAAAATTTATGAAAATATAAACTATGAGGAAGCGGTAGGAAACGTAACGTTTTCATTTCAACCAACAGTAGAAAATATTGAAAAATTTGAAAATTGGCAAGATAATATCGGTAAAAATAATGTGAGGTTTTTAGATACACAAACGGGGTTCACTAAAACAATGAAATTTTTAACCGTTTCGGAAGATAGTGAAATTGATTTTTCAGGAGAGATTGAAGTCACCTTTATTGGTGGACAGGCAATTTAAAAAAGTTTTGATATAATCAAAATTCAAAAAGGGGTTTTGCCCCTTTAAATAAAAAGGATGAAAAGCATGGAATATAAATTAAAAAACCAAATTGAGATATTTGATTCAGAATTAAAAGATTATGTTAAAAGAGATACTTTGTTAATATCATTTAAAGGTATCAAAGGTTTATCTACTATTAAGAGAATGCAAGATTTAATCTTTAAATCTTTTATGGAACAATCAGGAAAAGCAACAGCCACAAAAGAAGAAAAAGAAGAAAATAAAAATATTACTTTAGATGATGCTTTTATGATGTTAGAAGTAACAGGAAATAGCGAAAAGATTTTTAGTGAAGTAATGAAGTCATTATCTGAATATGCAACACTTGATGGAAGTAAACTAGCATCTAAAGATATTGAAGAAATAGAAATAGAAGATCTAAATTGTATTTATGAAGGTGTTTTAAAATCTTTTTTATTGGTAAAAGTTACTTCGATCCTAAACAGTATGAACAAGTAATTTTTAATATATGCTATTACATGAAAGGTTCAATAGATTATTTTTACGCATTACATAAAGCAGATATATTGGAAATAGTAAAATTAAATAAAATGTGTAATAAATTAAGTTCTCAACAAAAACAAAAAAATCAAGGGTAAAGAGCCCTTGAAAAAAGGCAAATAAATGTTTGATTTTAGTATAAAATTAAAAGCCCTTGACAATATCACTCCCAAAATAGAAGCTATTAACACAAAACTATCTAAGCTAAAAAATAAAGTTGGAGAAAAAATATCTGTAAATGTAGAATCAAAAAAAGCAATTTCAAGATTAAATGGTTTACAAAACAAAATAAGAGATTTATCAAAGCAACCCATAGATATTGGATTGTCTATTGCAAGTTTAGTATCAAATATTGCACTATTAGGTATACCAATTAATAAAGCTATTGAATTTGAAAAAACATTTGCAGGTGTAAAAAAAGTAGTAACCGGAACTGATGCAGAGATTAACAAGTTAAAAAATGATTTAATAAATATGACTTCGGTTATTCCTCGAACTGCTACTGAATTAACACAAATAGCAGAAGCAGGGGCAAAAATGGGAATACCAATAGCACAACTTACTGAATATACTGATGTAGTTGCAAAAGCATCAACAGCGTTTGACTTTACAAATGCAGAGGAAGCATCACAAGCCTTCGGAAAAATATCAAGTCAGTTAGGTTATTCAATTCCACAATTAAGGCAGTACGGTGATGTTGTAAACTCTTTAGCTGATAGTATGGCTACTGATGCAAAAAATATTATTGATATTACAAAAAGAACAGCTGGTGTAATGGGTACTCTTAAATTTGATATTGGAACAGTTGCAGGATTATCCGCATTTGCCGACCAAATGTCAGTAAGTAGTGAAGTTGGAGCTACTGCATTAAATCAAGTTTTGGAAGGAATAAGAGGTACGGAAAAAGGGCTTAAAATATTACAAGAAAAAGGCGGTTACGGATTAATTGAAATTGCTAATAAGTTTAAAAAACTTAAAGGAACTGTAAGAACTAAGGCTATTGAGGATATGTTCGGCAAAGGTGAGGGTGCTAGAATGTTTGAAAAATTAATAAATCAAACAGGAGTTTTAGAAAAAGCACTTAATACAGCATTAAGCACTGATACAATCGGAAGTATGCAAAGAGAATTTGAAAATGTAAGTAATACGACAGCTAATAAATTAATTATTATGCGGAATGGTTTTGACAGATTAGCTTTAAAAATAGGTGATGTATTTTTACCAAAGGTTAACGAACTTGTAACAATGATAGCCCCTTTAATTGATAAAATGGCTGAATGGGCCGAAAGAAACAGAGATACAATAATTACTATAGGTAAAATACTAGCAGTTAGTATAGCCTTAGTCGGTGGATTTTTATTAATAAAAACCATGCTAGTACCAGTTATTTTAGCAATAAAAACTTATATGTTAGTAATGCAAGGCTTATCAATGGCTTTAGGTGTTGCAAAAGTTGCAATGTTTTTATTTAATGCAGTATTTTTAGCTAATCCAATAGGTTTAGTAGTTTTAGCAGTTACTGCATTAGTTGCAGGTGTGGGTTATTTAGTAGGTGGAATTGATGGAGCAAAACAAGCTTTTTTAAATTTAATAAGTCCAATTACATTAATATTGGATTTAATAGATAATCTATTATCAAAGTTGGATATTTACAATAGTTTAAAAGATGGTATAAAAGATGTTAGTGCAACAGTAACAAAAGGCGTAGCTGGTGCATGGGAAGGTGCAAAAAGTTTATTTTCATTTAGTGGAGAAGAAAACAAACCAGTTGATAACACATCAACTACAGAACTAACGGCAAATATAAATGTAAGTGGAACAAATGCACAAGTAGATAATGTAAAATCAACAGGTGCAGGTGTAGTAAACTTAAACAATGCTACACAAAGGTAAATAGATGATAAATTTATTAGTAAGTAAAATTAACGAAATTAAAGTTATTCAAGTTGGTAAGAGTTCACTAAACATTAAACATAAAAAATGTGATAGTGAAAAACCATCAAAGAGCGGAGCAAATCCACTCGATGATGATGATGGTGGAGAGAATGAAACAGTAGATTTAGGAGCAGGCAAAAAAACTCACAAAATAACAGTTTATACATTTGATAGAAATGAAACAGATGATTTATACGAAATATTATACAATCAAAGATATTGTACTATTACAGATAAATTCTTTGGAAAAATAAGTATTTATGTAGATGATATTTCAATTACAAATAGTGATGAACACATTAATAGAACTCTAATTGAAATAAGTGGAATAGTACAAGATATTAAAAAAGTACCAATTCCCGACGTAAAAGCAATACTTGAAACAAAAAAAGAAGAACTAATACAAGAGCAGGAAGTAAAAGCACTTGAAATAGCTGAACAAGTAGAAACAACAGACACCTTAAGAGATAGTATCAGTAATATTGAAAAGTTTATAGATGAAACACTTGATACTACAAGTGAAGCATTAAATAAAATATTAGATTTACAAGGTATGCCATTGAGTACAGCATATAATAAAATTAGGTCAAAAGTAGATAAGATCCAATCAATAATGCAAACTTTAAAATTAATAAAAGATATTCCAAGTAACTTTATAAATTTAGTAAAAAGCTTTATTGATATAGAAACAGAAGAAACTATGTCATTATTTAGAAGCATTACAAGTAAAAATGAAGTAGTTGGAAGAAATTTTGATTATACAAAATATTCTCAATTTGAAGTAGAAAGCATTTTAAAAAGTTTAAAAACAAATGAATTGTTAAATCTAACAGTTTCAATAGCAGAAATAAATCAAGTTATAAAAACAGAATGGACCACTCAAAGGGAATTTGTAAATCAAGTAAATACATTAATTGAAAGATTAGAATATAGTGGATTAGAATATGATTTTGTAGTAGAAATACAACACGTAGTCAAGGAGTATTCACTTAGTAAGCCGATAAGAAAGCTTATTGACTATGAGATTAAAAGAGAAAAACCATTAATCAGTATTATTTATTCACTTTATGGAAATTTAGATAATTATGACAATATAAGAGATATTAACGCATTATCTGATAACGATAATATAAGTGGAGTAATAAAGGTGTACGAATATGAAAGTATTAATTAACAATTTAGAAAAAAGCTTTAATTTTGTAGAGGTTAAAGCTTCAATAGATGAATTGTGCAGACAATTTACACTAATTGATGTATCTACTACACTAAACCACAACATAGGCGATAATGTAAAAGTATATGATTCTTACGGTGTATTATTTATTGATGCAGATATTGAGTATATAAACACAAATAAAAATGACAAACAAAGTAATTTTATTTATGCAGGAAGAAACAAAACTAAATATTTAGTGGATAGTACAGCAAATAGAACCATACAATTTTCACAAGGTCAAAATATTACACAAGTATTAAGTGAAATAGCAAATGAGTATCAAATAAAAGTAACTGGAAACACAACTTTACCTACACAGGAAATAAAAACAATATTAGCAGGTAATAACCTGATATTAGAATTTATTGAAATAGCAAATATGGCTGGAAAAATAATAGTTAGTGATGCAGTTGGAAATATAGATATACAACTACAATCTAAAGAAAAAGTGGATAAAACCTTAACATTTGGTGTAAATATTGAACAATCTAATTTTACACATGATATTACACAAATATTTGATGAATATAGAATAATTACACAAAGCAACTATTTGGCAAAACAAGAACAATTCACAAATATAAATGGCGTGTATGGTAGTGGAAAAAGAAAAAAAACGAAAGTACTTTCAAATTGTCTTACACAAAGTGAAGCGGATGAAATAGCAAAATATGAGTTTTTAAAAGATTATAGAAAAACTTTAGAATATACAGCTAGAATAAATACACAAATTGAATTAAATAAATTGTATTATATTAAAGATGATTCATGCAATATAAATGAATCAATGAATTGTAAAACAATTACTTTACTAAGAGAATCATTAAACGGAAATTATGAAAATTATACATTGTGTAAATTTGAAAGGTCACTATGATAAGCCATTCTAAAATTTTAAGAACAATCAAAAGCTTTTTGGTTGAAGTAGTTGGAATTGGTGGAACTACACAAGAAAGACTTATAAGCCCAAAAGGATTGTACTCAAAGCCAGTCGATGAAAAAGCAATAGTAATAAATCTATCAAATGGAAATAATCAAAATGTAGTTTTAGCAATTCAAAAAGATGTAAATTTACAAGATAACGATGTGTATTTGACTGATGACAAGAGTTTTATTCATTTTCATTTCAAAGATGGAACAATGACTGTAAAAAGTAAAAAAATAGATTTTAATGCAGATGAAATAAACTTTAATACAAGTGTAATAAATTATACAGGTGTAATGTTAAACGATGGTGTACCAGTTGACGGAACACATACACATTTACAAAATGACGGGAATGATGCAGGTGGTGGTGTTAATACAGAACCACCAACAGGAGTATAAAAAATGAATGACATAAAATTAACAGAAGATTTGGATTTTTTTGCAAAAGATGGTGTAATTATTCCACAGGAAAACGGAGAAAGTACACTTATTCAAGCTTTATTTAGTGATGATAGAGTAAACAATCAGAGGGGATATTGGGGTAATGATATTATACTAAGTGAACTTTGGCAATATGATCAATCAAGAATAAATCAAGATACAGCAAATGAGATACGAGAAGATGTACAAAATGTATGTAATAAATTAGTAAAAAATAAAATTTATGATAAAATCAACACACAAGTTACACAAAATGACACTTCTTTTACAATAAGAATAACAGCTTATAATAAGAATATGATTGTACTTGATAGAAAGTTTAGGGTTTAAAATGGAAGATATACTAAAAAAAATAAAAACAGATTATCAATTTTTCACTGGATTCAGTTTTGCTGGTATTCTAAAAGCGTTGGGAACTGCATTTGCAAGCAGGATAAAAGAATTTTTAGATAAATTGCTTTTTATAAAAAAACAAGCTTTTATTGAAACGGCCGACAAAGATTATTTATATTTACACGCATCAATTTTATTACCACCGGAACCAGCATTAACTGCAACTGGAATAGTAGTATGTTATGGAGTAGATGGTTACGCAGTACCAAAAAATACACAAATACAAGATGACAACGGTGTCTTAACTGTGATATCTGAAAGTAAAATAGCTTTAACGACTTACGCTGGAAATATTTCAATAATTAATAATGAAGCAATTTTAACAATCTCAAATGATATTACAAATACAACAGCTTTAATAAATGGAGTTGCAAGAACGATAACTGTAAAAGATGAAAATACTATTTCTTTTAATAGTCAAGACTTCATAGATGGACAATTTGTAACTATTGAAGTTTATCGCGCAAATGTTCAAGTAATAGCAAATGAACCAGGAGTATTACAAAACAGACCTTTGAATACTGCTATGAAACTAAAAAAGACAGAGGAAGGAATAAACACAGATTGTAGCGTATTGATTATAAGCGGTGGAGTTGATGCGGAAGAAGTTGAAGTATATAGACAAAGGGTTAAAAATTTTATTGCTAATCCACAAGCACCTTTTAATAAAACAAATATAATTTATGAAAATAAAAAAAGACAAAAAACATTAAAATATGTTTGGGTAAAAGGAGGTGAATATATTGAAGGAGAAGTTTTAGTAATTGCTTTAAATAATGAATTTGGATTAACTTCTTTTGAAATACAAGAAATTATAAATAATACAGTAGCTATTGCACCAGCAAATTTTGACATAACAGCAGTAAATGCACAACTACCAATTATTGAAAACTTTAATATTGTGATAAGTGGATTAATACCAGTTAGTGAAGGGTTAAAAAATGAAATAAAGAAAAATTTACTATATACTTTTCAAGTAGATTTATATGAAAAAGATGTAACAAAAGAAAATATTGAAGCCGTAATTTATGCCACTAGAAATGGAATAGAGAAAGCACAAATTTTTACTTTAGTTAGTGGTTGGAAAATTTCAGAGTTTAATACTTTTTATAGGCTTCAAAATGTTATTTTTCAATAATGAAAAACAAGAGCAAATACTTTTAAATAATTTACCGACTGGTAGAGCGTTTAAAAAAGCATATCAAGACGGAACTAACTTTAATAATGTAATAAAGTGGATAGCCAGTCAATTTGAATGGCTAGTTAATGAATATAATAAATATTTCAAAGGTTTATTTATTTGTCAAAGTTCTTTTTTTATTGAAGAATTTAAAAAAGATTTTTTAATACCCAATGAAATTTTTTATCAAACAACAATAGAAGAACACACAGCAGATATTAAAGTGATTAAGTATTTAATGTGGGGAAACACAAAATTTCACTATGAAGCAATAGCAAGTCAATATGGAATATGTGTAAATGTAGCTACAGGTGTAGCATTTTCAAAAAATAGTAGGCTACCAAATAAGATACCTCATATTTTATTTGATGAATATGACAATATAAACAATATTGTAGTAATAACAATATATAGCGATGGCACAGATGTGTTACCTCATTTTGTACCGCATATTTTAAAAAATGATTTAAAATTAGAAAAGTTAATAAAAATTTATGATTTTATAAAACCAGCACAAGTTAAAATAATATATCAATATGAAAGCGAGGATAAAGGACAATGTCAAGTAAAAAATTTATGTGTAAAGGTATGAAATGTTAGATTTTATAAGTAAAATAGATGGCGATCAAACAGATGCAGGAATAGTAAGAGCAAGTGAGTATAACTCAATCTTTAATGAAAACAAAAATGTAATCACACCATTTATTGCATTAAATGGAGAAGAAAATAATCAATTGTTAAAATCAATAGATATTATGACTAAGTCAAATTATTATAAAGATACGGGAACTGTAAATAATATTCTATTGAGTAGAAGTTCAACGATAACAGAAAGCGAAACTTTTTTCGATGATATGATTTTAACGTTTACTCCTAAAGTTGAAAATACGGGCGCAACAACTATTAAAATAAAAACTTTAGCAACTAAATCAGTTTTTTTAAATGGTATAGCACTGGTAGCTGGGGATTTAAAAACAGATGAAATCTACACAATAAAGTACTCAGTAAGTTTAAGCAGATTTGATATTATTGCTTCGATATCTAATCGAAAAGAAATCATAGTGGAAAGTAATCTATTTGTAAAACCGAACAAGCGTGTACCATTGTTTACAAAGGTAAATCCATCAACCATAAGAATACCTAGTGGTTTTGTAGTTGCAGTTGGTGCAAATAGAATATCTTTAGATGCAAATTATGATCTTAGTCTAAATACAGATTTAGTTATTCCAGAAATAAAAACAGAAGGCAAAGATTATTATGTTTATGCTAAGACCGATGGAAGTTTTTATCTAAGTTCAAACGATGCCTTGACTGATAAGATAATCGGTGGTTTTCACTACGGATTAACAACAGAAACAGAGGTAATATCTGGAAATAAAACAGAATCAGATATGGTAAAATTAAGAGGAATTAACTCTTATACTTTTTGGGATTTAAAATATATTTCTAATGCCAAAAAAGGCAATAAAGGAATGTTCTGTAATGGTGTCAAGTGGTATGACATTTATTTAAATGATATTGAATATGGAATAAATGGATATTCAAGACCTTTTGCACAAATTGCAGGCGGTGGAACTGAATTCGGAAGAGGGTATCCAAAGATACCACTAGAATTCGGCGGAAATGGAACTGTAACTTATGGAAAGCTAACCCCATTTCAAGCCTACGATTTAGCAATTTCATCAAAAAAAGATTTAATAAGCTATAAAGAATTTACAGATATAGCGTATGGTGTTCAAGAAGGACTTTCGCAAGCTGAGCCAGTGTTAGGACAAAACGGACATGTTCCAGCTTTAACAAGCAGATACGGTATGGAGTTAGCAACTGGAAATCAATATATTTGGTCTAGTGAAATAGGAAATTCAACAGCTACAGGATGGAGCTCAATCGCTGATTCAAGAGGTCAAGTTTATACAAATGCTTACATCGCCCTACTTGGGGGCGGTCGTGTCTACGCTGCTGGTATTTCGGGTTCTCGTTGTTCGTTTTGGGACGACACTTTGTCCTACTCGTTTTGGGCCTATGGTTCGCGTTGTTGCAGTGACCTCTTGATTCTTGATTAGTGAGCGAAAGCGAGCATGAATGAAAATTTAGTTATAATCCAGAAGTTCGAAGATTTTGTAAAATATATTTATCCAAAAATACAAGCAATAGATAGAAAAGATGGATTTGTAAAACAAAAATTTATAAATCTTCTTTTTGAACAAGTCGAATGTTTGTATAAAGCAGTTAAAACATCTCAAATATCAAAACTTTATGAAGCTGATGCAAATTTAGCTTCAATAAGGTTTTATATTAGATTCTTTGCAAGTAAAGAGATTAAATCAATTTCTTTAAATCAAACTCAACATGCAGGTATTTTAATTGCGGAAGTCGGTAAAATATTAAACAGTATGATTAGAACAAAGGCAAATAGATAACCGCCCAACTTGGGGGCAATCGTGACAACGCTGCTGGTATTTCGGGTTCTCGTTGTTCGAATTGGAACAACACTTTGACCAACTCGAATTGGAACAATGGTTCGCGTTGTTGCAGTGACAAACTTTGTACTCATAGAATTCAAGGATTCTATGGTACGACCTATTAAGTAAGGTCAGTCTATTTGTCTTACGAAAGTAAATTAAAGGGGTCTATAAAACTAAGAGTAGCAATAGCGAAACTAGAAGATAGCATTATGGGAAAAAAATACAAAAACATCTTTGAGAAAATAGTTGATATAGATAACATCAGAGATGCCTACTTAAAAACATGCAAAGGTAAAAACAAATATTCTAAAGGTCATTTAATTTTTAAAGAAAATCTAGAATATAACCTTTATCGAATACAACAAGAACTCATAAAAGAAAAATACAAAATAGGAAACTATTATACTTTTGAAGTATTTGAACCTAAAAAAAGAATAATAAGCGCATTACCTTTTAAAGATAGAGTGGTTCAACATTCAATAAATAATATAATAGAGCCAATTTTTGAAAGAACTTTTTATAGTTGTTCCTATGGATGCAGAAAAAATAAGGGTGTTCATAAGGGAGTGATTGAAGTTCAAGCCACAATTAGAAGATTAACTACTGAAAATAAAAAGCTATATTGCTTAAAAATGGATTTTAAAAAATATTTTGCAAGTATAAATCCAATTGTTTTAAAAAAAGAAATAGAAAATAAAATTAAAGACAATAGAACACTTAGAATAATATACTTATTTATTTCAAAATACGGAGTAAAAATAGGGAATTTATTAAGTCAACTATTGGCAAATGTTTATGGACATATTTACGATAGATTCGTAAAGATAAAATTAAAAGTAAAAAACTATTTTAGATATGTAGATGACTCAATCATAATATCAGATGATAAAAATTATTTAATTATGATACAAAAGAAAATTAAAAAATTTATAGGAATATTTTTAAAATTAAATTTTAGCAGATGGAGTATTGAGGATGTGCAAGAAAAATCAATTAATTTTTTAGGTTATAGAATAAGAAAAACTTCTAAATTAATAAGAAAATCAAGTTTAACAAATGCAAAAAGAAAAATTAAAAAATATTTAAGATATAATCAAAAAGAAAAATTAAGAAGTTTTTTAGGCTCTTGGCATGGACATATACAATGGGCTGATAATAAAAAACTAAAATTACATTTGCAAAGGTATACAGCATGAAAGCGAAAGTAGATTATATTTACGATGTTATAGGTAAAGTAGTGGTGATGGACGGTGAGAAATATGTTTTTCTTGAAGATTTAACAGAAGTATCAGAAGAAATAATTAAAGAAGCTATTTTATTAAATGAAAAAGCAATTGAAGAAAATAGAGTTTCTGAAATAAAAAAAGAAGCAGGAAAAATAATCATTGATTTATATCCACAGTTTAAGCAAATGAATGCTCAATTAGGGATTTATGGTCAAGCTTATTTAGATGAAATGGTAGCATTTATAACAAATATAAAAGCTCAATCAGATTCTTTTGAATTAGATATTAGTAAAACAAAAGAGGATTTTATATACTAGAAATAATTTTAAACAGATTAAGAGGAACTGGGGATATCTTCAGAATCTTTAGTTTTGCTATAACTGGAAATGTGATTTATTCTCTTTATATCGGTTTAGTAGTTGGATTTTTAAGTTTTGACCCATTCTACGGATTTATAGCTTTATCTTTATATATATTAGGCGAGTCGATGGGTTGGGGTAAATGGGTTGGATATTTAACAGCAGATGAAGCACCAGAAAATTATGACGATTTGGAAGGCTACGATTTTCCATATATTCACAAAACAGCCAATTTGATAGTAAAAGAAAGAAAAAACTATAAGCTATATTGTCAAGTCGCATTAGCGATAAGAGGTTTTTATTGGTGGACTCCTTTATATTTATTTTTTTGCTTTTATCGGATTAATAAGTTATATTGAAGCAATAATCATTGGAATATTATTAGGTATTGTTTTTCCGATAGCGTGCGTAATTGGAAAAAAATTAAATTATAATGGTAAGTTTTGGATAGTCAATTATTCTAAAGGATGGGAAAATCAAGAATTAATTTACGGAGCATTTCAAGGTGTGGCACTTTGGTATGTAATTATTTCAAATTTAGGAGTTTAAAACATGGAAGAATTAAGCATAGATACATTTAGAGCAGTATCGGTTCGACTAAAAAATGAAACACAAGAAAATATGAATGTAAACGGTAGTATTACACCAGTTTCATTTAAAGCAGTACCGCCAGTTGGTAAAAGATGGAAAATTCAAAGAGTTTTGGTATATTTAGAAGGAAACAATCCTTTTGGTGCTAATACATTCGGAGATTTACCAGCTTTAGTAAATGGAACTGATAATAAGTTAAATGGTATTAGCGTAACCAATTGGAAGACAAATAGAGATATGGCGTTAGAAATGTATGACTTATCAAGTCCTAAAATTCTAGCCAAAGAAGATAGAAGTTTTTCGGGTAGATGGAGCTTTGATAGAGCATTCGGAAATGGTGTTATGATTGATGCAGAAAATAACGGAGTAGAAATAATAATAAGAGATGATTTAAGCTCATTACATTCATTTTATATTGTTGCACAAGGACAGGAGTTATAATGGAAAGTTGGCAATTAAGCGCAATATTTGGATTAATCACTTATATCTCTATATTCGTAACTGTTAGAAATAAGACTGATCAACATTCCAAAGATATTGAAAAACTACAAGAAGGGTCAACTAGTCATAGAAAAGACGAAGAAGGCCTACACACTAAATTATTTGAAAGAATAGATTTTCTCAATAAAGAAATAGCAGAGTTGAAAGTAAAAGTAGGAGTCGCACCGACCATGGAGCAGGTAAGAGCAGATTTTGTAACAAAAGAAATGTTTAATCAAATGCAAAAACACATGGATGAAAAATTCGACAAATTAGAGAATGGAATTGATAAAATTTTAAATAAACTAGATAGAAATTAAAAAAGATTTTGGAAATTTTAAATTTAAAAAATAAAATATAAAAAAGGAAAAATATGAAAAATTTTAAAAGAATATTTATTGAGCTACTGATCGCAGTTGTAATCTTATTTATATTTATTGGGGATATTTATACATTATTACCAAACCCGATACAGTTAGTATCTTTAAAAATACTCTTGATTAGCATTGGTATAATTCATGCTCATATTATTGGGAAATTATTGATTGGTGTTAAAGTTGACTGGACCTTACCTATTATGAATCAAAATGGAGGTTTTTATGCAAGGATTTGTCTTTATATTATTATTCCTATTTGTTACGCTTTGGGCGGATGACAGATGTAGCAGTTATGTGCAAGGAGTAAGGAAAGCTCATTATAAGGTATTTGGGTTAGATTATCCGTATTGGTATGGTGTAGCTCAATTAAAGCAGGAAAGTGGGTGTAGAGATATATTATCTAAAGATGGAATAGGATCACAAGGATTAGCTCAAATTACTTATCGGTGGTGGAAGCCTTTTTTAAATTCTAAAGGAATTGCAAATATAGGCTCAGTAGATAATCAACTTTTATCTCAAGCATATATTATGCAAGATGCTAAAAAACAAGCATATAGTAAAAACCTTTGGGTTGCATATCAAGTTTATAACGGTGGCGGTCTAGTAAACAAAGAGATATCCAGAGCTAGATTAGATCTAGATATTATAGAAGTTTCACACTCTATAGCTTACAAGTATTGCAAAAGAAAAATAATTACTTTTAATAGTGGTCAGAAAATTGACGCATGTTTGATAAATTACGAATATAGTCAAAAAATTTATGAATATTCTAAGCAATATAAAATGGGACAAGATGGCTCATATACTTTTTGGTAAAGGAAAAAAATGTTTAGCTCTTTAACTGGATTTAGTAAAAAAATATATATAGTAATAGGTTTGATTTTAGCTCTGATTTTAGCTTCGATTTGGACTGGGTACTATGTAAATAGTTTAAAGTCTGATTTGGAAAAAAAAAGCCTTCAATTAGAAGAAGCAAATGAAAATAACACAAAGATTATTGAAGCCTACGAGTACTCTTTAAAAGTTCAAGCAGAGATATCAAAAGAAGAAGCTATCTCTATAGAAGAAAAAGAAAAAGTAATTATTAAGAATAAAGTTTTAACAAAAGAGATACAAAAACGAGGAGTGATAAAAGAAGATGAAAACAGTAATTTTACTATCTTTACTTTTTAGTTTTATCTTTGCTGGATGCACTCGAAAAACGCAAATTATTTTTAAAGACAAAATGGTTTGTATAGAGCAGCAAAAATTAGAAAGACTTGAACCTGTAAAGATAAGGATACATAATCAAGATATTGATGTTGCAATTGCTTATAAAGCTTCAAATGATTCAAATTTGGAGTTTTACGAAAATCAAGTGAATAGAAACAATATTTTTTGTAAAGAAAAAAAATAAAAAAATAAAAACTCAAATTACACATCACTCAAAAGATGTGTAATTAAAAACTACACAAAACTTGACATACTCTCAAAAACTTGTTATAATTCAACAACAAAAAGCAAAAGGTAATAAAATGTTAAAAAGCGAATTTATAGCAAAAGCAAAAGATTTAGGCTATTCAAGATTTAAAAATCTAATAAAAAATTTAGGCTATCATGAAAGAACTTTAGATAGATACAAGCTAGATGATGAAATATCAAATAATATGAGCTTAGCACTTGAAGAGTTTATAAAATCAGGTTCAATAAAAACTACACAAGAACCAATAAAAGCTACACAAAAAAAGAAAAAAGTTACACAAAAAAAAACTACACAAGTAACACAAAAAAAACCTACACAAAAAGCAGTAAAAGAAAGTACACAAGTACAAGAAAAACAACCCACGCAAGAAAAAATAAAACCTACACAAGAAAATAAATCAAGTGTAGGAATAGACATATCAAACGACCAGTATCACGCATCTACAAACATGAGCGTATCTAAAATAAAAGTTATAATAGATAATGCCAAAGAATTTTATCACAGATATGTAAAAAGAGATTTAATACAAGAAGAAACCGAAGCTTTGTTGATCGGGAAATTGCATCATACTTTAGTATTAGAACCACATAAATTTAATGAAGAATATCAAGTTATAAATTTACCATCAAGAGCCGTAAAGGATGATTTAATTAAAGCCATTGAGGCCTTAAACGGAAATTTAAACCTTCGTGAAGATTCACGAGGTAATATAGTAGTAAGTGATACAGTTGAAGAGCTTAAAATAAAACTTCAAGAATTATACGGAAAATCAAATAAAACAATCATCACTAAATCACAATTTGAAACCGCTTCAAAAACATCACAAAAAGCACTTAATAGTATATTTGAAATTGTACACGGTGGAAAAAGCATTTTAAAGGCTAAATTAAAGGACATTCTAGCATTAGACAAGTGTTATGTAGAAAAAACCTTTTACGGGCAAATAGATAGTGTAAATGTACAGATAAGACCTGATATATTAGTAAATTTAGGTGGTAAGTATGATGTGTGGTTTGTAATTGACTTAAAAACGCTAGAAGTTGCAACACCAGATATGTTTGTAAAACAAGGTGGGCGATTTTATTGGGATATGCAAGAGGCTTTTTATATGGAAGTTTTAAGACAAAATAAAATAAATCCAAGAGCTTTTTATTTTAATTGTGTAGGTAAAAAAGATTATAGCGAATCAGGTTTTTATGAATGGGGTCAATCTACAAAAACGGAAGCTCAAAAAGTAATGAAAGCAGGATTTGTAAAATATAAATATTGTACGGAAAATGATATTTACTTGGAGGGAAAATTTGATTATAAAAATTTAAAATTTGAACCAATAGCAACAATGGAAATACCAGCTTATAGACAATATCAATTTGCAGATATAGGACTTTAGTCAGAAGTAAATAAAAAAGGAAATAAAATGAATTTTATATGCAATAAAAAATTAAGTAAAAAAATACAAGATTTGGAAGAGATAGGAGTAGAAGAAGAAATGGGTTTGATTATGGGAATAAAGAGAGATGATACGCTAATTCCATTAAGTGAGGAAATACTTGAGTTGGTAGCATTTTCATTATGGAATAAAAGTAAAATTATACATACTTGTAGTAAGAAATTTAAATTAACAGTTGAAGAAATTGTAGAAAAAGTTTAAAAAATCCTTGACTTATTCTCAAAAACTTGTTATAATTCAATATAACAAAACAAGGAGAATCGAAAAATGACAACAAAAGAAGAGCTAGAAGAGATAGCAATAAAAGTAATAAATGAACTTGTAAAAGTGGATAGAGATGATATATCTGTAACTGTGTTAAAAGTAAAAAACTGTTGGACCGTTGAAGTTAGTTTCTATATTGAAATAGGAACACAAAGCAAAAGTAATAGTGTAGTATTTTATGATTTTGCAAAAAAAGCGTTTAACGATAAATTACTTGAAGATACAATAAGATTAATAAATGCTGATTATGATACTTTGGTTGGGTTTGTAGGATGAAAAATTTAATATTAGGATTGATAATATTTCTCATTTATATCTTAATTATAGGAGTGACTAAGTGAATCAAAAAACAGATTTTTTATTAAAGTTAAGAAGTATGGTACTCGAGGATAAAACTATAAAATTTAGTGACAATCAAATGGACTTTATAGGTTCAAGCTGTAATAAAATAAAAATATTAGATCCATTTGAAAAACTTGATTTTAATTATCTATATTCATTGGAGCAAAATACTTTTATGCTTATATTAAAAGATGAAGGTGTAAAAATAGTAGAAGCCAAAAGATTTATAACTTTACTAGAACTAATGAATCTTCAATATAAATTTAATATTCCAAAATGGGAAATAAGGATAGCAAATGAAAAATAAAATTATAGAAACTATAAACAAAATGAGTGATGAAGAAATTTCACAACTTTATAAATATTTATTTGGTGAAAATATAGCTACCAATAAAATAGAAGAAAGATTTAAAAATAGATTTGGTGGAAAAGGTACACAAAGAATAAAAGATATATGTACAAGATATGAATTGGGATTTAGTTTAGTTATAGATTTTGTTTCTTATAGATCTAAAATAAAAAAAGCAATAAGAACAGAATCCCCGATAGTAATTTATTTAAACGAACTGAAAAGAATAAAAGATGATGGTATGGAAGTACTTGAAGCAATAAGAGTAATGAAAGAGTCTGAATGGTCCACTATTAAAAAAGAGTGGCTTAGAAATGTAAAAACAAAATCAAGCTTTAATAATAGCAATTTGAGTGAGTTTGGATTTATTAAGGATGAAAAGGAGTTAAAATGATTGGATTTGATGAAATAAAAAATAAATTATCACGATATGTTGCTATAGAAACAATTGATATTAAAAAAGGTGATTTTGAAGATGATACAAATTTCAACATAGAAATAAAGTTTACAACACCAATTAACGAAAAATTTAAAATAGTTTGGTGGGCAAATATTGGCTATTTCCATTTTAACCTTGGAGTGAAAAATACACCTTTTATAAACTTTGATGATATTGAATTTTTAAATACTTATCCAATGTATGGAAAAAATTTATTAAGTTTAAGATTAAAATATAAAAAAGAACTTGCTGCAGTAATACCAATTGAGGGCTTAGAAAATGAATAGAATACAATTCCTAATGCAAGGATTAGAACTAAACGAAGTTCAAGCATCACTAATAAGTGAACTAATAACAGATATACCAAATGACAAATTAAAAGATTTTTTAGTATTTAGAATGAAATTTATTGATCAATACAAAAGTAAAGAACTGATTACAAAAGAAGCTTTATTTGAGTATCAAAAAATAAAAACATTACATAGAATAAGAAACAATGAAAAAGTTTTTGAAAACATAAATCAAATGATAGAGTTTATAGAATCACATTATAAAAATAAAGAGTTAGGAAACGGATTGGCTCATTACTACGATTATGTAGTTATAGGATTAGATAAAGATTGTAATTTGATAAATAAATTTAAAACTTTAGAAACTGGAAACTATTATAAGTTAAATAGTGAAGAAAAAGCAAAAGTATATTCATTCCTTTTTGAACATCAATACAGAATAGGAAAGGCAGAATATTATCCAGTGTGGATAGATGAATATGAAAAGATAGAAAATAAAGAAGTAAATACTACAATTGAAAATAAAAATTTAATAAATATGTTAAGCAAATTCAAAGGAAAAATAAATTAAAATCAAAATTATCTATTTTGTTGATATGTGTAAAAGGGTTAAGTTTTCGGGCTTAACCCTTTTTTTATGCCTTATTTTTAAAATTCATTCAAATATATCTTGACTTATTCCCAAAAACTTGGTATCATTACATTATATTAAAACAAAAAAGAGAGGAGTTTAGATGTTAGATTTTGAAGTAATTGAATATAAATTAAAAGAACTTCTAAAAATAGAGAAAGATTATCAGTTAGTACATGCTATGGGATATAGTGCCATTGCATATGCTTCAAGAAAAAATAGAGAAAGTATTCCTTTTTATGCAATTATAAAATTGTGTAATAAAAATAATTTAGATTTAAATTATGTTTTCAAAGAGAGATAAAAGGAAAATAAATGCAATTAATAATAACTAAAGAAAAAAAATATTTAGAACTAGAAGATAATATAAAAATAGTAGCAAATGATTTTGGTGTTTGGTTCTGGGAAAACTTCTTTTCAGTTGATGCTAAAATAATAGATAATAATGAACTAGATTTTAATAACTACACAAGAGTTTATAAAGATTTTGAAAAGTAATTTAAAAATATCTTGACTTGTTCTCAAAAACTTGTTACAATTCAATATAACAAAAACAAAAAGGAAAATTATGAAATATCTACAAGAAACGTATGGGGATGATATAGACGGGAATAGAGGAGTTAGTACGATAAGTATTGAAATGGAAGATACCAAAGAAGAAAGAATAGAAATAGCTGAAAAGCTATACGATCATTTTGTTAGTGGAGAAAGCGAAGGGTGTAAGTTAGTAAATATTTATTGTCCTATTATAAATGACACAATAGAAGTGGAGTTTGAAATAGAAAATTATTTATTGGAACTTATTGAATTAGGTTTAAATGATAATGATTTAAAAGAAGATGATGAATTTCAGTGTTTTTTAATTGATTGTAAAAATATTTTAAGGAGAAAAAATGCAAACAGAAATTAGTGATTTAATTAGTCTTTTAAAAAACTCTTATTTAGCGCTATTGAAAATAGAAAACAATTTAGTTGATTTTGGCAAAATGACAAAAAAAACTATTGAAGATTTTAAAAAAAAGAAAAAAGAACTTAATGAAAATATTGAAATTTCTGAATCAAAGCTTTTAAGATTTAACATTGAAATTTCAATAGTTGAAATAAAAAGTAAAAAATTAAATATAGATAACGAGATAAAAAAACAATTGGAGAAAATAAAATGAGTTTCGACTGGCAAGATGTAAATAAAACAGATGAAAAGCTAATAGTAGAAAAAGAAGAAAATGGAAGAAAAATAAAATTAGTTGATGCAATACACAAAATAGAAAAAGCTACTAAATTTTTAGGGATTTATGGGTGCGATTGGGGGATTAAAAACATAGTTCACACCGAACAAAAGATATTTAGCAATCTAATCCTGGATAATATGAGCTGTGTATTTTATGCTAAAAAATTAAGTGTAGAATTTGAAATAACAAATAGTACTCCAATTGTGAGTACTGAAAATAAAGAAATTAAAGTTAACTTTACTTATAGAAAAGCTATCGAAACAGATACCATTTGCAAGGCTCTGAGTAGATTAGGATTTTTTGCAGATATTTACACAGGCTTAGAAGATGAAGCAGTTATTAAAGCTCAAGAAGAAGAGCTAGAACTAGTAAAAATAATACCAATAGAAGAAAAAAATGATAGATAATTCATTTTTTGATGCAATAAAAGATTTGATTAAATAAAAATTATACAAGGTACAGCATGAAAGCAGAAAAGATTTTAAAAGATATTTTAGCATATAGACAACAATCGTACAACTTCACAGATGCACAAATAAAAGAAGCGATACAAGATTTAGAGAATATGCAGGATAACATGCAAATTAAACTTTTAGAGCTTAAAGCGAGTCACAGAGCGCAGATAAAAGAAATAAAATTAAGATTTATCGAAGATGTTGCAATCTTAAAGGAGTTAGTAGAATGACTAAGCAAAAGATAGAAAAAATAAAAATGATGAAAAGATTGATTGAAATATACAAAGAGTTAAATTTGTTAACTAGATATTATTAAAAAAAGGAAAAAGATGATAGAAATAGGCAAGGGTAGAATAAAAGTTAGTATGGCAAATGAATATGAAAAATTAGAAAAAGAAGTGGGAAAATCAAATAATTTAAGGAAAATAGACAATTTACTTCAAACGATGGTTATTTGCTTGATAATAGTTTATATTTCAATGTTAGCAACAGATATGGAACAAAATAAAGAATCTATAAAGGTTGATAAAAAAATATCAATTCAAATGGAAGAATTAAATTTAAAGTTAAAATGATGTGTGGTTTATCAAAAGAACAACAGCTACAAAAAAACAAAGAGAAAAAACAAAGTACATTTGGCAAAAAACCAACTAAATGGAACAATATAGGAATAAAAAAAACAAAAGTAAAAAAATACGATGTAATTGATGAAGATTATCTAAAGTGGTTAGGAACTCAACCATGTGTAGTAACTGGAATATTGGCAAAAAGAGGTGTAGGAGCAAATGAGATGCACATACACCATATAAATGGAAGAAACCCAGTAAGAAATGATTATGAAACTGTGCCACTTATTGGAATGCTTCATACATGGGGTTCAAATGCTTATCATCAAAATACTAAAGCCGATTTTATAAAGAAAAATAAGCTTTTAGTAGATGATATAAAAGAGTACTTTAAAGAAATTGCAGAAAGTTATAAAAAAGAATATAAAAGCCTTGACAAATTCTCAAAAACTTGTTAAAATACAACATATTAAAATTAAATAACACAGGAGTTTAAGGTGAGTAGTTGTTGTAAATCAAAGATAGTTTTACATAAGGGTAAGTGGGTTTGTAGTTGCTGCGGAATGCCAAATAAAAAATAAAAGGAAAAAGTATGAAAAAGATTATTTTACTAGGAATATTAACAGTTGGTTTATTTGCTAATGCAGATTTAAAATGCTTACAATTTACAAAACAAGTGCAAGAGGTATCAACTTTAGCAGAGAAAGCAATAGGATATATATCAAGCGGAGCAATTACTCCAAAAGATGGTGTAAGAGTTTTTAAAGAAATAGGAGAAATTATCAACTTAAAAAATGCAAAAGATAATTGTCCTGGTCTAAAAGAAAATGATTTATTTTTTAAAGAAATAAAATCAACTGAAAAAGATATAAATATAGTTATCGAAAAACTAAAAATATTACAATAGGAGTTAATAAAATGATGGATTCAGAAAAGTTAGAAAAAATAAAAGAATTGACAAAAGTTTCTCAAATGTTTGGAGAAAATGAAATATTTGTTATTGATGCAAAAGAAGTAGCAAAAGAACTAAAAAAAAGTTTAAACGCAGTTTACACATCAAGAAAATTAGATAAAAAACTAGATAAATTAGTGATCTTTGAAAAAATAAAAAATATATTAGGAGAATAGAAAAATGAGTAAAGAATTTAATCCAAAAGAAGTAATAGAGATTCCAAGAAAATCAAAAATAGGTGCTTATGTAGCAGTTGAAAGTTATGATAACTTTAAAGCGATGATGGAAGCAACTGAAAACATAGCCGATACGTTTGGTGATATTGATAGAACAATAGCTCAAAAATTAGAAGTCGCAAAAGACATCAAGAGAGTAGTTGATTTAACGCAAAGACCACTTAAAGAAGCAAATGAAAGATTAAGAGGGTGGTTAGCGGAATGGATGCATGATAATAATATCAAAAAAATAGAGGGTAGAGAGGTAAAATCAGTTACTCTACAAGAATCAAAAACAACAAAAGGAGCAATTTTACATGAACAAATAAAAGTTGGAACTACTTATAAAGATATTTCAGAACTTTCAAAAGATGATTTAGTGGAAATGCTTAAAAATTTAGGTGTAAAAACAAGAACTAGAACCGAAGAGGTTGAAACAAATAAACCAGCTTCAATCAGAATTCAAAAGTAGGAAGTGAATAATGAATAAAAATAATTTAAAACTGATTACTCCGTTTATTGACAATAAAAATTTAAACAAAGAGTTAAATTTTGCATTAATTCAAAACGGGGCAATTTATGCAACAGATACAAGAAAAGCAATAAAATTTAATTTTGAAGAAATTAAAGGTAAATCGCTAATACATAAAAAACTTTTTAAAGCATTAGAAGCAATAGTTCATAAAGATGAAATATTACGTTTTGAAAATGATTATTTATATACTGATAATGTAAAATTAAAAATTGATACGGCTTATTATATTGAAGATGAAGAGGGAAAACACAAAATAGGAGCAAGAGCAGAGGATTATCCAGACATTAGTGAAATTATAGATATTCAGTTACCTTATCATTTTGTAATTGAAGATATAAAAGATTTACAGTGGGAATTAACTCAAAAAAATTGTTTTATTGATGATTTACATTTAGATCCTGTAATTGTTTACAATGATTGTTCTATTTTCGATATTTACTACAAGCCGCAAATGATTAATGAAAAAGAACAACTAGAATCGGCAACTGTTAAGATTATCGCAAAAAAAACAGATGAAAATGGAGAATTAAACACGCAGTTTATAGCAGTATTTATGGGTAGAGAATTTGAAAGCAAAGCCAAAGAGGAGTTACATGATGGGTATTAAAATAGATTTGACAGGTATTGAAGCAGAAAACGAAGAAAGAGTTTATATTAAACAAGCTGGAAATTTTACTTTAAAAGTTGTAAAAGTTACAGAAGCAACAGCACAAAGTGGTAATAAAAAAATCAAAGTTCACTTTATAGACAAACATGGAAGATACACAATAGATGAATTTACATTAACTAAAAATGCACTTTGGAAACTAAAGCTACTGACAAAAGCTTTAAAACTTCCAAATGTACTAGATACGGATATGTTTTTGGATAGATATGTAATTGCAACAGTAGAAGAAAAACCCACACAAAGTGGTGGAATTATTTATCAAATAACAAAATATGAAGCATCAAGCCTTACAAATACTTATGTGAGAGAAGAGCCAAAAATATCACATGAAGATAGAACAGTAGAAATAGAACTTGATGAAATTCCTTTTTGATGAATATTTATAAGTTAATGCTTAATTCAAAAGATAAGCAGGATAAAAACTATAAAGAGGGCTGGAACGATGCAGTATGCTATCTAAACGATAACTACTGCATCAGTAATAGAAATGGTGATGAAGTTAAAATAAATCTAAATATAAATTTAGATGAAGATAAAATTATCAAAGCAATAGGAGAAAGAAATAATGAATAATGATGTAGAAGTTGAAAAAGATGTACATAATGAAGAAAATAAAAACTTTAGTGATGCAGAAATAAAAAAAAGATTAAAACAAAACTCAAAGAATCAACTAATAAATATAATAGTAAATCTAAGTAATAGAATAGATGAATTAAAGGAAAAACATGAGCAATTTAGCAAATAGAGTGATTACTGCAATTAATAGAGTTGATACCCAAGATAAGTATAATAATCTTAAATTATCATTTGAACATAGCGACGCAGAAGAAACAATCAAAGATGAAGCAATTAGATATTTAAAAACATCTAAACCACAATTTGATAAAGAAGAGAAACCACTAAGAGAAGATGTTTTGCTTATGATAAAAGAAGGTGAAGCGGAAACACCAAAGCTAGACTAGAAAATCTAACAGAGCCTTTAGATAGGCTCTTTAAAACTACGTAATACACTACTTAAAACTAAAACCAATTTAACATTTTTAAAATAATATGCTAGAATCCTAATAATAAAAACAAAAAAAGGATTTTACACATGAAAAATACAAAAATAATAACACTACAAACAACAGGAACTAACATAGTATTTTGCTATGGAAAGAAAGAATATAAAAAGTACTGTAAAAAAAGATTTAATTTGATTAATGAATTTGATTCATTCGCAGCAAGTACTGAATTTTTAAATCAAAAAAAAGTAAATTATGAAATAGTAGTCGGAGTAAGTAAAATAAGTGATGTGTATATCCTAAAAAGTGCAATAGTACACGAATTAAGCCACTCAGTAAGCCAATGGATGGAATATTTCGGATTTAATTGTGATGAGCTAAGAAGCTATACACTGCAATATCTATATTTAGAAGTAATGCCATTCGTAGATGAGATAGTATTAAAAAAATATAATGTAAGCGTAGAAAAGAAAAAAGAAGATGTAAAATGAGAAAAAACTATTTAAAGATATTTATATCAATGTTCATAACAATACAAGAGATTCAATACCCAACAGCAATGAAAGTATCAAAGCATAATGGAATAAATAGGGATGGTAATATAAAAAAATGAATAGAAAAAAACTAACACACAAACAAGACTTATTTTGTCAAGAGTATATAATAGACTTCAATGCTACACAAAGTTACATTAGAGCAGGTTATAGTGCAAAAAGTGAAACAGTAGCAGGGGTGGAAGCTCACAAGCTACTTAAGAACCCTAAGATACAAGAAAAAATAACACAATTAAAGCAAGTGATAGAAGAAAAGCTTAGCATTAGCGCAGAATGGGTATTGAATGAAGCAATAGAACTCTATGAAATAGCAAAAGGTAAGCGGCCACATATAAGCAGTAGATTTATTGATGGAAAAGCGGTTGCTATGGAAGTTTATAAAACAAACTTGAAAGAAGCAGTTAGAGCATTAGAAGTGATTGGAAGACATACGAGCGTAAAAGCCTTTGATAAAGAAATTGATTTAGGAACTGGTACAATCATTACAGTACTACCTCCACAAGAATTTAAATAAAAATACACATGATGTGTAAAATTACACATACTTAAAAATACACGTACACATACACAAAAAAATAAAGTTGTGTATGTGTAAAACTACAAATAAAAAACTACACATAAAGTAAAAAATCTAAATTATAAAAACATTTGCAATATAAATATTTTTTAGCTACAATTCAAACAAGGTTTTAGGCTTTTCTTTTTGATTTCTCCTACTTAAAACCTTCGAACATTTGCTTAACTGGATTTTGTATAAAACTCCCATGTTTTAAAATCCTTTTTGTTAACTTTCTATCCAGTTATGTCAAGTGTTCAAGTTTATTTTTTGTAGTGAGTTTTAAGTCTATGTGAAAAGAGATGTAAACTTACTACAAAGTTATAAATTAATAATTAAAAAAGCTTTTTATTGAGTGTTGATTAGGTCTTCCTACATACCTGTAACCAACACTCTATAAAGGGCTTTGTAGAGTTACGAAATGTAGGAAGCTTCAAAAACTCCCCTTTAATTAAAATCCTGAAAGAAATAAAATGAATTCTTTAATTCAAATTACAAAAAATATAATTAATGGTACTGAAATTAATTCAGTTAATTCAAGAGAAATATATGATTATTTGCAAATCGCAACTCAATATCCAATGTGGATACAAAGAGCTATTGAAAGATATGATTTTAAAGAAAATGAAGATTATAATACTATTGTTACGGATACCAAAAGTGGTAAGCGTGATTTTATAGTTTCAATTGATATGGCTAAAGAGTTATGTTTAGTTTCAAATACACTAAAAGGTA